CCGCTATCTGGCTCTCGGTCAAGCCGAAGTCGGCAAGGCCGGACATCCGGTCCTCCAAGGGAGCCATCTGGCTTTCGAGTCCCAAGATCTGATCCTCGGTCAGACCAAAGTCAGCAAGACCCGACATCCTTCTCTCCAATGGAGATATCTGCTCCTCAAGTCCAGCTATCTGGCTCTCGGTCAAGCCGAAGTCGGCAAGGCCAGACATTCGGTCCTCCAGCGGGACCATCCGGCGCTCAAGTTCCAAGACTTGACTTGGAGTTAAGCCGCGTCCAGCAAGTCTGGACATCCTCGTTTCCAGGGGGGCCATCTGCTCCTCAAGTCCCAAGATCTGGTCCTCAGTCAGGCCAAAATCGGCAAGACCGGCCATCCGGTCCTCCAAGGGGGTCATCTGCTCCTCAAGTCCCAAGATCTGGTCCTCAGTCAGACCAAAATCGGCAAGGCCGGACATCCTTCTCTCCAATGGAGATATCCGCCCCTTCAAGCCCGTTATCTGCTGCTCGGTCAAGCCAAGATCAGCAAGACCCCGCATCCTTCTCTCCAGGGGGGCCATCTCCCCCTCCAGCCCCGCTATCTGCTGATCGGTCAAGCCGAAGTCGGCAAGCCCCCGCATCCTTCTCTCCAGGGGAGATATCCGCCCCTTCAAGCCCGTTATCTGCTGATCGGTCAAGCCAAGATCAGCAAGACCCCGCATCCTTCTCTCCAGAGGGACCATCTCCCCCTCCAGCCCCGTTATCTGCTGCTCGGTCAAGCCAAGGTCAGCAAGACCCCGCATCCTTCTCTCCAGAGGGACCATCTCCCCCTCCAGCCCCGTTATCTGCTGCTCGGTCAAGCCAAGGTCAGCAAGACCCCGCATCCTTCTCTCCAGAGGAGATATCCGGCCCTTCAAGCCCGTTATCTGCTGATCGGTCAGGCCAAGGTCAGCAAGACCCCGCATCCTCGTCTCCAGAGGAGATATCTGCTGCTCAAGTCCGGTTATCTGGTCGGGGGTCAAACCAAAACCGGCAAGATCGGACATCCTCGTCTCCAGGGGGACCATCTGCTGCTCAAGTCCCTCTATCTGGTCGGGGGTTAAGCCAAAACTGGCAAGATCGGACATCCTCGTCTCCAGGGGGACCATCTGCTGCTCAAGTCCCTCTATCTGGTCGGGGGTTAAGCCAAAACTGGCAAGATCGGACATCCTTGTTTCCAGAGGAGATATCCGCCCCTCCAACTCCGAGATTTGCTCAGGAGTTAAGCCGCGTCCGGCAAGCCTGGACATCCGGCTCTCTAACTCTGAAATATCTTCTTGGGGTTTTCCGAAGTCAGCAAAGCTGCCCAATCCCTGCATCCGAGTTTCTATATCTTGAAACTCTTCACTTAAATCCAACAAGTCAGGAAGGCCCTTCATTGTCGAAGTAATGCCACGAAGTTGCTCGTCTATTGGCCTCAATTGTCCCTGTACGCCAAAAGATCCTTTGTGCAAATCCGCAACATCAGCCAATAGATCATCAACAGATAGGCTGCCAATCTGCCTACCAATACGTTCTATATCTCGATCCAGTGTATCAAGTTGATTTATAAAACCACTATCAAATCCAGTTTGGGCAGCCAGCCCAGGAGCCGCTTCGAGCCTTTGAATGTCTCCAAGAAGACCTTCATTTAATCTTCCCGTCTGGGAAAAATCTTTCCAAAACTGAGTATCAAGTCCCCCTGCACCCATTTGCACCGGGATACTGGAGAAGTCCATCGAACCAAGATTATCTAAGCCCCCTCCCATTGGAGACCAGCCACTCCCCTCACTTCCCGGAGAAAACCAGCTATATCCTGAGGGATTCTGCCCAATCCCAATGGATGCCTGTCCGCCCTGGCCTTGGCCGCCTTGGCCCTCTAAACCTAAGTCACTACCGCCACGCTCCAGATTCGCACCATAGAGTTCATGGAAACTGGTGGGAGCGGGATTAAGCTGCCCCCAGTTGGGAAATCTTCTATTCCATTCATCCTGATCCATCATTGGTTGGTAGGGATTATAGGCCCCCATGTAATCTTTATAATCGGCCCATTCTGTTCCTATAAATTCGGGCCTATTCCAATCTCCCTCACCCCATCCACTAATATTGATTCCCCTATCATCCCTTGCCTTTCGAGCCTCCAGCCAGTCCTCTCGCAGCTTCTGCTTCTGCCCTCTTTGGGTCTGTCCATACCGTGGATCCATAGAGGAGGATCTGGTAACAGTGGATGTGGGTCGGGTATTTGAAAACGAGCCGCCTGATGACATTATTCGACTCCAGTTTTGCGCTTGCGTTTGTAACCTATGGTGGTATAAACAAGATGGGTGCGCCTAATACGCATCCTATCATTAAGTATGCTATTCGAGAATTTCAACGAACTATGAGGGTCATATTCTGACATTTCCGTATCCTGAGACAACATTCTTACGGATCCTAATTCTGCTCTATCAGTAAGATCGGTATCAAGAATAAATCCCCCAACGGTACTTAATTTCTCCGTAGTCCCAATGACTCCAGATGATTCTTGTGATACGTCAATATTAAAGTCGCCAAGAGAGTCAAAATAAGTTCTGGCATATCTCCACCTGAGTCGCTCTGCTGAACCATTAGGAGATGGTGATCCAGTGCGAAAATATTGATTAATGGCTATTCCATCAGCAGTATCATCGTCATCATTATAATGATTATTAGGAGCATGATTTTCCAGCTTGCCGCCAATATCACCAGAGGCGGCATACGTGCCAGCGTGGGGCTTTTCATCAATTAGCGCACTGCAATTTCGATCAAAGTAAGTATCGGTCCCGGTATATGGACCAAACCAAACTTCATGCCTATCTGAATAAATCATGATCTCTGAATTTCTGACACCCGTACCCTTTGGCAGCCAAAACCATGCCTCTGACTCAGCAGGATAATACAGGGCATGGGCCTTTTCTAACTTGTCTGTATTTACATCAGGCCAATATCCCAAATCTAATGAATGGCTAATTTTTTCAGCTTGCCCTTCCCCGTCCCATCTATAAAATCCATCTTTCCGTATAAAAAGCTGGTCATCATTGGACAGGGACACTATCCCCCTTCCGCATACCGTAGCAAGGGAGGTTATTGGAGTGAGCTGATAGGGTATGGTTGAGTTCCCCGTAGGTCTCAGGGTGTGTATTCCGCCCCTTGTATGGATGGCCAAAAAATCCTTAGATGGATAAAGGCCGGTGATTTTTGATCCCAATAAATAAAAAGACGAAGACCCTATTGTATCATGGGCTGCAATATCTGTATGCCACAGCTTGTCGTAATCAGTATCTACATTGCCATACCAAACCCGATTATCCCAATATGCAATATGTTCAGCATCAGAAAAACGACCATCAATCCCGGCAGCGGCAGCATTGCCGGTCCCAGTCCACTTGAAGGGAACATCGGCACCATTTATTGCATAAATAGTGCCATCGGCGTTACACCACTCAAAAGTATGATCATCTCCAGCCGTTAACGTGAGGCTGCCCTTAATGCTACTCCACCCAGAACTGTATTTATAAAGCTCACTGCCAGCAGCAATTACAACATGATTTACATCTGTATTGGACGTAAATTCTGCACACAAAGTAAGAGTTGTTGTAAATCCGTCGTTATTTGCATTTTCATAAGATTTTGTACCCAATCTCGTCTCTACGGCACCTGCGGGATTGATCCGCATGTTTTCCATGCTGGATATTTCTGTTGCCGATACGTCTTCAACCGCGAGGTCATATCGCACCCCGCCATCAATTCCCCAAGGGCCTAACTGGATATCACCCGCTTCGCGTATGGCCATTATGCGCTAAGGCTACCCTCGTTGACGGTAAAATTAAACCCGTTACCAAGGCCCTCGTCTCCCATGCGGCGGAAATTACGATTACCCCATATACGCAAGTTTTGGTCAAGTGCCGTATCTACTACATCTGCATATTCGGATCTGTTCTCATTCCCAGACTCACTGTCCCCCTTTTCCTGGCAATATAGCTCTGCTGCGCCAAAATACAGGGCTGGCTGCAATATCTGCGGCAAATACTTATCCAGGTTATCGGTATCGTTGCTCTCAGTCCAGTCTGGGATGTAGGACAAATACCGATACCGAATAGTCTCACTGCTTGTCGAGGGCAACGGATACATTGCAATGGTTATGAGCCCGGTAGTAGCATCTATGCCCTCAATAGTTATGGCATCCACGTCGCCAGTCTCATCTTGCTCTGGATCCATTGCGTCAAACCAATCCCAGCCCTTAAAGGGCAAGGTTTCGCCATTGGTTTCATCTACAAAGGAGAAAGGGGTGAGAACGTCGCTGGCCAGCACATAAGTGCGGGTAACAACATCAGCGCCTGCTGTCGCATTGGCCCCAGAGAGGCCGCCGGTTATGGTTTCTCCAGAATTAAAGTCCGTGGACACGCTTGGAGTATGATAGTGTATGGCTGTTGAATAATTAGCCGCATCATATGATGTGGCAATCGTAGCTGTTTTGCCGGAGGTTCCTCCAGTAATCCTTTCCCCGGCCTCAAAAGTCCCGAGGGTAATATTAGATACAGTCAATGTAGAGGTGGTAGTAAGGTCAGCCGCCTTGTAAGCCCACCACCACTTCGCCCTTCCAGCAATTCGATTGGAAATGGCATTAAGATAATGCCGAGCCTGATCTCTATTGTCGGTATTAGACAAATTCAGGCCCGTCCTTCTGATTGTCATATCAATCGCTTCAGATAGCAGCATGGCCTATTCCAATTTTAACCCAAGTCAACCCAAGACCCATTGGCATACGCTTGCATAGTGGAAAGCGTGCTATTGTAGATTATCATCCCATTTGATGCAGTCAGCGCATTTCGCTGAGTCGTAGTAAGCGTAGGAGCCTTCAGGGCTCCAGTTGTTCCGGTAATTTCAAGGTCGTCAGTTTCAACCCTAACAAAAATTCCCAACTCGCCATTGACTACCGCTGATTTTACAAGTGTCTTATCGGACACTGCCTTCGTCTGCCGAAAATCCGATTTCATTAAAATCGGCTACTGGTATATCTGTTGAAAACTCCTCTGCGGCAATCATGGCGAGGTCGTCAGGATCGACAGAATTTATGCCATATCTATCCTCTGCCTCACGCGCAGTTATCGTAGTTGTAGCGCCGCCATGCTCTGCCTGGAGGTGTTTTCTCCTCATAACAGCAGTGGCCAGTTGCTTCGCTGTTACTTCTGCCTTTGGATTCTCTGGCCAACCTCTATCTTTGCTTATTTGCATAGCTCGATCCTCAAGACCCGCCACCATGCCCTCTGATGGCTTCGGATAGAAGGGGTCTCCATTGTCAAAATCTGGATGCTGAACCTCTCCGTGAGCCAATACGTGATTTTTGGCTTGCTGATTGGTTTGTTTTTTTGCCTTTCTTTGGGGCTTAATGGCGGCCCCTACGCCCAACGCCCGAAGCAATCTCGCCTTCTGGGACTCGGTGCTGGCCTCAATGGCACTAATATATTGATCTACTCCACCAGAGGTGGAATCTCCAACAATTACATCATCAATAAACTCGGCTTCGCTTGGCGTATGTGCCTTTGCCATGATTATCCTTTCAAATGAATATTTTCGGGGTGAGGCGAACCCCACCCCGAAAAAAAACTACTCCAGAGTAAGCTGGACCCCGCCATGTGTACCGGTAGCAGCAGCCGTAACGCAAATACCGATAACATTCTCTGCCAGTGCGTCTTGATCCTGAACAGTCCCTGCCGTGGAATCCGATAGCGTAACAGGGGTGCCTTTTGTTATAGCAGCTGCAGCATCAGCTTTTACAAAGGCTATGCCCTTGGTCTGTAACCAGAAATAATATCCGCTGCTTATTGCAATCGGGGTTACCCCGACAGCTCGGTCGTAATCAGTCGTGCCGCCGCTGACGGTGGCTGTTATAACCGAAGCATACGGATTCGGAGTGATTAGATAATCATCGGTTGCGGCAATAGCCGTTTTAAGCGGGTCATACAAAGTAAATATGACCGTATTAGCCACGCCATCCACCGTCGCAGACGCCGTATTGGACTTGATACGATACTGTTCGCCATTGGTAATATTACCAAAGTAGGCACCAGCATACTCGTCCAAAGAATCGCCTGACCTCGCTGACAGCTTGAAAGTCGTAGATCCAGCAGCCTGAGCGACAAACGTATCATTTGTATCAGCATCGACCTTGTAAACATCGTCGGTGCTGACAACAAGGCCGGAAGAAATCGCAGCCGAAGCCTTGGCGTATCGAAAGACACGACCATCACTAAACTCCAGCTTCTCACCCATTGATGCTTTCTGGGTTGAAGATTCCTCCATAATGCCTTGGCCCTTAGCTTTAGGGAACTCACGAGAACCAATCGCGTTCTGCTGTCCCCCGCCAACCATCTGATCTGCCATCTTATATCTTCCTTTCCCCTATGGTCAGGGTAAGAACCCCCATTGACTTGGGGGCAAGAAATGGAAAAAGCAAAATTAAACGTACTTCTACGTAATGTTGTACATCAGGCCCTGACGACGACGGTTGTTCGTAACCAGCTCAACGCCAGTAACGATAAACGCAACCTTCGCCATCTGATTCGACGGCTCCTTGAACGGAGTTTTTGCGAAGTTCAGGCCAGATTGGATCTTCAGCTTCAGATATTTGGTGTTGAGCAGGTACATGCTATCGCTCACACAGTCTCTGTCGCCAATAACAGGAGCGCCCCGGAACGTAATGTCTCCTTCGGCACCCAGACCAAAGTTCGGACCAGACCTATTGCCGCTGCTTGTAAAACGAGTATAACCAGTGCCCTCAAAGAGGGACTCGTACTGCCCGTAATACGTCATCGAGGTGATGATAAGATTGGTCTTATCATTGGCCTCTGAGCAACTATTCCACAAAAGACCCATTTCCTGCGGCCCAAGGTAGATGTCGTTGGACTGGCTGTCGAAATCGCCGCCATCCCTGCGCTGATTGTCCCACCACGAGTTACTGGCCACGCTTATACCACCGAGTGTGGTGGAGGTGCCTTCGGCAACAACATCCTGTAGTCCCAACATGGACTTACCGGACTGCGCTCCGTGGAGGGCCGCATTGATGGTGTCAAAACTTTTGGTCATAGCCTGCTGGGTTTTGGCAGCCAGCAGCTTTACAGCAGAGTCGCTCTTGCGGCTCTCGTTTTCTTCCGTCATAGAAATGACGATAGGAACAGCGTTGTACTTGAACGAATAGAACGCCGCAGTGATACCGTCCGTTGCATTAGTTGAGAGGACATCGTAGCCATCAAACCACTCCGACGTTCCCAACCCATACATCAGGTCTTCCTGTATCTCTTTGCCGCCTGTTTCGGTCTCAAGAACTCCAGACTTCTTGAATCGATCAAGAGTCGGATATGCATCTGCAATATTATCAGTGAGCCTTTTCTTCTTGGCTCTCATGGTAAGCGTCCATGCCGCATCCCATGTTTCGGTAGTCGATGAAGCTGGCAAGGTTAGTCCCTTTCTTTTTTATCTATGCAAAACCTAAATCCTGCATAGCAGATGTCAGTTCGGTGTCTGTAAAATTACCACCTGAGTCAATCGTTGGCCGATTTGAAGGGGGCAGTGTTGTAGGCTGCCTACGAGCCCTTCTGTCGCTCTGTTGCAATTGCTGTGACTCTTGAGAGGAAAGGCCCTTTACCATCCGATGTACTTCCTCTTGGGTATAAGGCTTACCTGTAGCCGGATTAGGGATCTTATTCGCCATTGCCTTTCTCTGTGGCAAAGTGCTATCCCAATCCGAATACATTTCTCTAAAGTTAGCAGTTTCAACTTCAGCTTTTTGACCCATCTGTTGTACCGTGAGCTGTAAAACGCGCTTCATGGCATTAGCCAGCTGGTCAATTTTTTGGTTGGTCTCATCTCGAAACTGTCCATTGCGAATAGTATCGATTTGATCGATAACATCCACGGCTCTCGCCTCGTCCTGGTCAAGACGTTCTCTCAGGTCTGCAAATGGATCTTGTGATTCCTGAGAAACTTGGTCTCCGGCTGCGAGGCGGTCCACTCGTTCATTTAGGCGCTGTTCGAGTTGTTGCAACCGCAAAGCCGTCTGAGCATTAGCCCGACGTTCATCCGCAAGAGACTGCGTTTTGCGGGTGTAGTCAGCATGTAGATGCTTGGCCTCCTCTGGACTTATGGTGTGCATCTTTTCAGGATCAATAGTATCTAAATCGATATTATTATCCTGAGTGTTTGATTCCTCGGTTGAGCCTAAAGCTCTATCTGGGGTCTTGGTTCCCTCGGATGCGTCTACCTCTCCGACGTTTTCGAGAAGGTCTGATCCTATCTCAAAATCGGAAGTAGCGACCTCAGCTTCGACGTGCCCATTATCGCTTGCAGCTTCCATTGGAATCTGGGTCATTATGATATTTCTCCTAACTTGATATCGAAATCTCCACGAGAGGCTCTGTCAAGTGCTTCTGATTCAGCCTTGGCCATATCCTCCATTCCCATCCATGTGGAATTATTCGATTCATCTATTTGACGCGGCGATGTATCACTTGGTCTATGACACCGGCTGCCGCCTACCGGGTCAGATGCCTCAATAACATCCATCTCTTTCATTAATTTCTTTTTGTGAGAGTAAGACTCTACGTAAGCCCCCAATCCAGGCTCAAATCTTCCATACAATTCGGATTTAGTAGCATGGATATGATTTGCCTTCATGGACATCCATCCAACCCTCTTGCCGCACTTGCATTTATGTGTTTTGGGCACCTTGGATTGCGTAATAACCGTATCCTGATGATGCTGGCCGCATTTGCAAGTTTCATAATCCCATCGTCGTAGCATTAATTTTGATCCCTATTAATCACGGCTCCAGGTTGAGAAATCTCCTGCGCTGAACTGCGAACGGCAGAATCAATCTTGTTTAACCCTGACTCTACTACATCTGATCCGCTGCGAGCCTGATCGGCCATTGGCCTAATGCCGCCGCCCCCCTGTGGCCCAGCTTGCTGCATTTCGGCCTGCATAAGTTGCTGATGGCCCTCCAAATGCTGCTGAAAAAGAGTGATGGCTTGCTGTTTTTGAATATTGTTAAGCCGCTGAAATCCTTCAGACTGTTGGAATTGTTGGTGAATTGGCATGTGGGCCTGATGATCGTCCTGTGGATGTGGCTGCACTGGAGTTGGGGCCCCTGATAGAGTCGTAAATAGCATTAGCTGATTTTCTGTCATAGCCGCTCTTTGCGCATCGAATTGGGCGGCTCCTCCAATAAAGCGCTCCATATTCGGAACCCTGAAGGCCCTCAAGAGGTGCTTGATGGACTCTGCTCTGGGTATTTCTGGTAGATTTATTGTATAGTTGAATAAAGCGAGTGCGTCTTCTCTCTCCAGCTCCTCAAACATTGGCTTCATAGAAGTGGCCTCTATGTGAACCTTGAAGCGCACTGCCATCATATCGGCTTGTACCGCTTCAAAAATTGGCTCATTTTGATCTCTGGCCACATTTATAAGGAAATTTTCTGGAGTATATCTCTGGTCGCTCATCGTGCGAAGGGCAGAGATGACGATTCTCTTGTAAAGATCGGCAACCTTCGACTGCATCCACTCCCTATTCAGCTGACCAAAAGAAGCCATCAAGGAGGCTTCTGTGGCCGTCCTGCGAGGCCCCCCTCCGGCTTGGAGTTGGGAGACTGATAGGGTTTGCTCCTCATAGGACCGATAGTCTGATTCAAGTCCAAGCTGATCTGGAGGAGGATTTCCTTGTTGAAGTTCAGAAAAGGCGTTGTGGACATCATTTACCCACAAGAGAGACAAGTCCTTCCCTTCTTCAACTTCGTCACCCAAATGCATGTTCTCTTTTTGTTCGGCCTTGCTCCCAAGGATAATCCTGGTGCCTCTTTTAAGTAGCCCCCGCCTTCTTGCCAGCGATTCTACGATGCCCTGCTGTGTTGCTTCGGCATAGGCCATCATAGGCAACCCATACAACTCGGTATGTGAAAGATCAAAGGTTAACGCTGCATACGGGAACCCTCCTGGCATCAAGAATCCCCCGGTAGGCGTGAATTCTCCGGTAAGTTTTGGTTCGCCAGAAATTGGATCGATGGCTTCTTCCATCCTCCCTGCAAGAAATGGATGGGGTCGATCTTCTATAGGCTCCTTTTCTCCCTGTGCAAAGGTATAAAGTCGCTTGTGTATGCGGTCGTGCACTTCTCTGAGGATGACAAATTTACCAGCTGCCCTTGTTTCGTTTATGGCAGCCTCTTCTTCGGGCGTTTGATCCATATGGGTATTATTGAGCATCTCTTCCTGCATTTCTTCCTCAGACAGGACATTGATGCGATTAACGATGCTCTGATCGAAACGCTTGTCCCTTTTAACAAATTCCAAGGGAACCAGCATTTTTTCGATAATAAACCGAGACTGAAACGGATCATGCGGTGCACAATTGGGATCTGGATATATGTTAAACGGATCGACTCTTTGGGCATAAAACATGCCATTTTCCATTGAGTCGTTGGCCACATAGGGAGGAGTAATATCGTCATCTCCCTTAGGGTTAACTCCGAATTTCAGCCAGCCATAATAACAATACAGACTATCGAATCCGACTTGCTGGACTTGATTTTTGGCTTCAATGAGTTCCAGGGTCTGATTGCCAATTCTCTCCAGTATATCAACAGCCTCCTGGGTGGAGTTCTGCTCTACCTGCATTAATACTTTTGGTGTATTAAACATGGTACTGGTGAGTATCATGCGGGTAAGAGGGTAAAACCTGGATACTTTCGGTATCCGGGTTTGCTTGGTCCCCTTGATTTTATATTCGAGCTTGTATTGGGCAATTAACCTGCGCCACAGCTCATGTTTTGGAGCCATGTATTTTTCACAGGTCTTAAAAGTCGATTGCCAGAATACTTGATGCTCTTCTTTCATGCGAATTGAAGCTCCTCATGGGCCATCTTTAGGCCCTTGATGATCTGGTCTCCGGCAAACTGCTCTGGCTTAACGGGTTCTTCGTATTGAAATGGCGCAAAGCAGTGCATTAGTAAATATCGCACTCGATCAGCATCGTGATCGTTGGCTTTTGTGTCAACGTCTTCAGGATTGGTCTTGGATCTTGGTAATGAGGGTATAGAATCGGCTGCCGAGTCGTTCCAGCCATTGAAAAGGTGAAATTTGGGCCTTTGTGGTTGAGTTTTGGGTATATGGTGGGCTGAAATGTAGTCATTCATTACCCTCCACCCTGCAATTCGATCATTATTGGCTTTTTTGAGCATAAGTCCATGATCCCTAAAAATATCAGTTGGAGATTGGGATATGTGCTCATGGAGATGCCTTTTTACCCACATAGATGGATCAGCAACGATCTGAGAAGGCATTCGCCCTCCGGTCCAGGGGCACCCTTCAATATGTCGGGCTATTTCGTAGGCGTGTGTTGACGCCGAAGCCCCGGCACGAGTGTATTCGGAAATGCCATATACATTACCATCAAAGTCTACCGTTGCCAGCCCAAAAGACGTTGGCGCGGCCTCCCCATAATCCAGGCATCCAAAAATGGGCCAGTCAGACGGCACTTCAAATGGGTGAACGAGTATTTTGGTAGCATCCCATTTGCTAAAATATTGTCCAACAAAGGCATCCCAATCCCCATCAAGCCAAGCCTTAATCAGCTGTTCATCCCCTATGGATTTCAGCCGATCTATGTATCCCGGATCCGCTTCGAGTAGGATCCTGTTGTCCTGAACCCTGGATTTAATAAACATCCGGGGCATTTCAGACTGAGAATCTTCGATTATCTCAGAGCCGTCCGGCGATGGATCTATAAAATATCTCTTTACTTCTGTGTGCCCTATGCCTCCCGGATTGCCGGTGGCTCGGACTCGCAGATTTTTAACCCCTGCCGCCGACCTCAAACAAGCCTTAAGCCGATGATATGCCCTAAGGTTGGGCCAGTTAGTTAGCTCGTCGAATCCAACCCACTGATACTGATGGCCCATATAATGGTCGGCATCTGAATCGGTCTCCATATGCCTAAGCCTGAGAATCGAGCCATTTGGCATACGAAATTCATAGCTCCCCACCTTGTACTCGGTGCCAGGAAAAGCGGAAAACAGAACCTTTTTACCTTCTGTTACCAGCTCATCCAGCTCAGGATAGGTCTTTCTGAAAAGAATTCCCCTCCAGTTTTCGCCATATTCTGCGACATCTGCCGCAAAATCACCTATCAGATAAGCCGACTTGCCTCCGCCTCGGGCCCCGCCGAAAAATAATTCAGGTATAAAGGACGCTCTTAAGGCCGCTTCCTGAGGGCCGGGCTGGGGCTTCCAGAGTTTAGGCTCGTCTCTATGGTCGGAAGCCGGAGACCAAGGCATTTATTTCTCAATAAGGGCTATAAGGCGGGATTCTATGGCCGAATAGGCGCTTTGGGTCATCACCCTCAGTTCTACCCCACCAGACCCCATACTTGGATTCGCCGTAGACAGGTTATTCAACATTTCCTGAAGGGAATCCTGAAGAGAAGCCTCAGGAGGGCCTCCGGGGAGGGCATCCTCGACTACGGAATTCTTTTTGGCCTTCTTTTTGGCTTTTTTCTTTGATTCAGCCATTTCTAACGCCCACCTCCACTAAATATCTTCTTAACCTTATCTTCAAGGGAAGCATTTTCCTCAGATTCATCCGAAATACTATCAAATCCAGCCTCCTCAAGCCCGATTCCTTGGGAAGATGGAGGATCAAGGCGTGAGATAATCATATCAATGATATCTGAAGGAAGATTCGACTTAGAAAGAAGCTGCATAAGCTGCTGATGGTCGGCATCTGACAGTTGGCCGCCTTGGGCACTTTGAATCGACACTTCGGTAGCCTGAATATCCGTAGTATCTGATGGATCCTCAGATTCAGCAGGAAGCCCCCTGCGCCCCCTGACTTCATCATCGTAATCCGATATCACACCCCCCACAGCATCTCCAATGCCCCCCAGAGAAGAAGAAGAGAGCATATCCAATAGTTTTTGGATGATCTCAGTATTATTTCCAGAATTTACTTCATTCCCAGATTTATTGTTATACGGAGGGCCATATTCATTTGGCATCTAAATCCTCTTTCTTTATTAGTGCCTTTTCAATAGCTGGAACAGAAAATTCAGCAGAAATCGCCCTTGGCGAAGGCTGCTCTAATCCTCGATTCGACTCCATTACCTTATTTTGCTTGATCCACTCCTCATAGCTCTCTGCTCTGGGGGGAGCCGAAATACCTACGCTACCCGTGTGCTGAACCTCCACTACCTGCTTATCGTCACCAACCTCCTGACGAATAGCCTGCAATACCTTGACCTTCATTCCGGTCTGCTTTTCACCCAATTCCTGAAATATTCCATCCAGAGCCTTAACCCGCTCCTTGCGATCAGCTAAACAGATATCATCAAAATTAGCACGATACAGTTTTAATTGACGCTGAAACTCCGCCTTAAAATCCTCGTCATTACGCCAATTGGAAAGCGTAGCGCGGGTTACGCCCATCTGCTTGGCAATTATAGACCCAGAATCCCGCCTCAGACCGCGATCCAAGATCAACCAGTGGATAACCTTATGGTGTTTTGCCGTTAATCTCACCTGAACAGCCCTGAGCCATCGTGTGGCATTAGAAAACTTCTCCAATAAAAAGGGAGACCAGTCCATAAAGACCAGTCTCCCTTACTCCCCATCTCTCTCCAAGCATACCAACACCTCAAGGCAATTCTCCCCAGAAATTACCAAGAGATAAAGAGGGCAATTTGCCCCCTCTAACTACCAGTCTAATAATTCCAAAAAGAATTGTCAACAAAAAATAATATATGAAAAGACAAATAAAAGACCCCACCCCTTAGGCCGATTAAAGCAAAAGAACAACATGCTGCCACTGTAGAAATACAGAGCATGTTGCGGTTTTAGATCGGCGAATTAAAAGAACTGGAACTGGAAAGTACGGTTTGGCTGAACAGCGAAGCCGGTGACTTCTTTGGCGTCAGGTTCACCTTCGACACAAAAAACACCAATTTGAACCTGAAAATACCCATGAAACCAAAAAAGAAAACTCAAAAACATACCACAAAAAACATCCAACCAATAAACCAAAAGTCTGCAACTGTCTTGATACTTTTGGCGTAGGGATCGACC